TGGGAATAATGCTGCTGAAAGACAAAAAAGATTAGAAGCTCAAGAGAATTTAAAGAACTTATATGCTGAGTCTAAATCTTTAGATGCGTCTTACAATAGACTATTAAGAGAGAACCAACAAGAAACAATAAAAAATGCACAAGAACAAAGAGAAAAAGCAAACGAAAAAAGATTACAAGCTGAAAAGGATTTCTATGATAATCAAGCAAAGATGCTTGAAGAAGCTGAAAATATAAGGTTAAAACCTATAAATGTTGAAAATCAGTTAAAAAAAGAAAGAGAAAGAGAGCAAAGAAAAAAAGATTTAATAACACAAATAAATAAAGAAACAAACGAAGAGTTAATAAAAGATTTAAATAAAAGAATAGAAAAAGAAGAACAACTTGAACAACAGGCCAAACAACAAAAAATAAGAATGGCTGGCGAAGCGTTTAGCGTTATTCAAGGTGTTGCTGACTTATTCGCTCAAGGTAATGAAGCTGACCAAAAGAAAGCTTTTCAATTAAACAAAGCGGTAAACATTGGTCAGGCAATTATGAATACTGCTCAAGGTGTGACAGCTGCGTTAAGTGGAGGTGGTAACCTTGGTAAAGTTGCAACAGGGTTAAACTTTGTTGAGGCTGGTTTAATCGGTACTATAGGAGCTTTGAACATTGCAAAGATAGCTAACACACAATTTCAAGGTGGTGGAGATAGCGGTGGAGGCGGCGCAACAGCTACACCAACATCACCACGTACACCGAGTTTTGATATTATACAAGCGCAACCGCAAATGCAGTTAGGAGCGTTGCAACAACAACCCGTTAAAGCTTATGTAGTAAGTGGTGAAGTATCAACAGCGCAAGCCTTAGACCGTAATAGAGTAAGAAATGCAACATTTTAATCAATTCTAAGTTATAAAGATATGCAGAACATAGAGCTAACAATTAAAGACGACGAACAAGGGGTTTTTGCAATTTCACTTGTAGACAGACCTGCCATAGAAGAAACGTTTATTTACTTAAGTGAGATAAGCGTTGAGTTGAAAGTAGCCAACGATGAAAAACGTGAAGTTGTTGGACTTGCTCTAGTGCCTAACAAACAGATTCTAAGACGTATTAAAGACAAAGAGTTTACGATATCGTTTAGTGAAGAAACAATCGCTAAGGTTCAAGAACTTTATCTTAAAAAGAATTATAATAACAACGTAACAGTTGACCACGATCATAATGTTGAGGGTGTTAGCTTAATCGAAAGTTGGATAGTTGAAGACGAAAAAAACGATAAGTCTAACATTTATAAATTAGATGCTGTTAAAGGTTCATGGGTTGTTAAGATGAAAGTTTACAATGAGGAAGTTTGGCAACAAATTAAAGACGGTAAATTTAAAGGGTTTAGCATAGAGGGAAAGTTTGACGGCTTAGACCAATTGGAAGCTGAAAGCCATGAAGATATAATAAACGAAATTAAGGAACTTTTAAAATCAATATAAAATGGGAGTAACACAAATTGACAACACGCAAACTATTAGCAATGCAACATGGAGAGTGCAACCTGATGTTATCACATCTGAAAGCGGAATAGTAAAAGAAAATGGAACTATCCATTACATTGGTGGAAAGTTAAAGTACCATGCTGATGGTGACATTAAAGACGTCGGTGTAGGTGTTGATTATGGTATGACCGTGTTAGATAGAATCACATCGGTACCGGGCTCACCAACTATTGGAGATAGATATCTATTTGCAAGTGGAACGTATGATGGAATGGGGACTTTTGGGGGTACGTGTTGGAAAATACAGCAGCTACGGTTGGTACGTTGGTAACAGCGGTTAAGAATAACACAACTTACAGATGGAGCGGTTCTGCATGGGTAACGTACACGCAACAAAAAGTGATTGATTTAAGTTTAGCACGTAAAACAGATTCTTACACTTTAGTAGCTACGGATAACGGGCAGGTTGTTGAAATGAATAAGGGTACTGCTAACACTTTAACCGTACCTCAAAACATTTTTACAGCTGGTCAACAAGTTTTAATTACACAATACGGAGCGGGACAAACAACAATCGCAGCTGGATCAGGTGTAACGTTAAGAAGTGACGGTGGTAAATTAAAAATCAATAGCCAATATTCAAGTGCGACGATTCTATTTATTTCCGCTACGGAGGCGTATGTATTTGGAAATTTAGCATTGTAATGAGCTTAATACCTTCGTTTATAAGGTTTAAAGAAGTCACTACCGCATTGGATAGTGACTCTTTATTTTTACAACCTATTGATAGTGACATACCTAAAAAAATACTGATTACAAATTTAGGTGATGAGGATAATGGGATTCTATTTGGCGGCACAGGTGCAGATGAAGATGTTTACAAGATTACCGGAGGTGTAGGCACAAGTATTAATTCAGACATATACAATTTATGAGCGATATAACAAAGAGAATAATAATTAAAAAAGGAAGTGGCATTGCAACCATCCCTAGTAGCTCAGACCATAGAGATGGTACTTGGTTAGCAACCGACATTTACATGGGTGAGTTCTACATGAACACTGTAAATAGTAAGATATACACACGTACAGCAAGTGGCATTGAAGAGATTATTTACGACGTTGCAGATTTTGAAGTATTGGCAAATAAAGCTACTGATTTCACTACTATAAACAACACAAAGTATCCAACTACTCAAGCGGTTGAAAACCAAATTGATGCTAAATTATTAGCTGAGAACTATTGGATTGTAGGAAGTGCAGAAATTGCAAGGGGTTACAGAGCTCAACACAACTCAACAACCGTATTAGCTGAAAATATTGCAACAGGTACTTTACAAGGTACGGCAACAGCGGTGGCGGTGTCTAACACTTCTATACAAACTAAAAAAACAAGGTTAAAAATCGGTGTTTCAACTCCATCTGCAAGTGGTATTTGTGGTTATAGGTCAACAAGTGCGTTTAACATTGTTGGTACAGGATGGAAAATGGCAGTTGCTTTTGGTGTGTCTGACACATCGTTTAATACAGGTGCACGTCAATTTTACGGAATGACAGCAACAACAGCGTCTTTAGGGATTTCCTCTACTGTTACGGTTGAAAGTTTATTAAATATTATCGGAATTGGTTCGGATGCTTCTGATACTAATTTACAAGTATTCCATAACGATGGAACAGGTACAGCTACAAAGATAGATTTAGGAGCTAATTTCCCTGCAAACAGAACAGCTGGAGCAGTTGCTACTGATTTCTTTGTGTTTGAAATGTATAACCCATTTGATTCTATGAACGTTTATTACAAGGTTACTTCATTGGAAAACAACGTAACAGTTGATGGGTCAATAACTACGAATTTACCAAGTGATACTACACCGATAACGATTCAAGCGGTTAGAACTTCGGGAGCGTCTTCAAACGCTTGCAGTTTTGATATTAGTCAATTAACCTTAAATTGTTTATCATGATAGAGGTAATACAAGAAGTAAGGGGAGCTTACACTTATGTAGAAAGTAGCTACTTAAATATAATCAGAGTAGGCAATGAAGTTTTGAATGCTGATGTAACAGCAGAAATAACAGCACAAGAAACTATCATTAATGACTACATCTAATTTACAACAAAGACCTTAAAGAAAGGTTATATAATTATGAATGAAATCAAGTACATTTTAGAGCAAATCAGGAAGACAAAGATAACGGTGCTAATTATAATTCTACTTGCTTTCATTCTTTTTTATTACAAGTCATTGGTTACTCAAGTAGTGACAAAGAAAATTGAAAGTGTTGACGAAGTGAAAAAAGACATTAACAACAATGTTTTGATTCAGCAAATGCTTAACGAATTGATGCTAAAATATAATGCTGACAGGGCTTACATATTTCAATTTCACAATACAATAAAATACTATGATGGTACGCATAGAAACCATCAATCAATGACATTTGAAGTTTGCAACAATGGTATTAGTTCGGAAGCGCATAATTTACAGAATATTCCTGTTAGCTTATACCCTTTGTTCTTACAACAAATCATGTTAGAAAGAATGAACTATTGCGACGTGAATAGCATTAAAGAGCAGACTACAAAAGCGTCTTTATTAAGGCAAGGGATTCAGTCGATATGTATAGCACCATATTTTAAGAAAGGAAACTTTGTTGCTTACATTGGTTTAGACTTTGTAAAAGAAAATAAGTGTACAGAGATTGATTTTAAGGAGTTTAAAGAGTTTACAAACGAAATCGGTAATATATTAATGTTATGAGAAAAGGAGGTAAAAAAGGGTGTCAGTGTAAAGACGGCACGTATTCAAAAGAGTGTTGTGATGGGAAGTCACAAGGTGTTGGAAGTACAGAACAACAAACAATTAGTAATGTAACTCACACCATTGAAGCGAGGCAAATTACAACAGAAAGAGGTTAAATAAGTTATTAAAGAAAAACGTTATGAATAAAGAAATAAAAGATGCGTTGAAAACTATCAAGACATTTTTAGGAATGGAAGTTAAGTTAGAGCAAATGAAGTTAGTCGATGGTAACACGGTAATCGAAGCAGATTCATTCGAACCGGGTGCGAGTGTTATGATTTTAGTACCGGAAAGCGAAGCGGTGCCTTTGGAAGTTGGTAAGTACGAGCTTGAAGATGGTCGTTTACTTATCGTTGAAGAAAAAGGAATGATAGCAGCTATCGAAGATATGCCAAAAGAAGCTGAGGAGGAGGAAATGCCTGTTGAGGCTGATGTAACTCCAGAAGTTGAAGTTAAGCAACCTAAAAAAGTTGTGTCAATCACTGAGCAACATTTTGCAGAAATGAAAGCAAAGATTGAAGAGCTTGAAACTAAGTTAGCAGCATTGGAAGTAAAAGAGGAAGAGCAACCAACGGACATCGTTGAGTTTAAAGCTGAAGAGCCAAAACCAATTCAGTTCAATCCTGAAAATGTTAATCCAATTGAAAGAATAGACTTGTCAGTGAACACACCAAAGTCTATGAGAGACAGAATTTTA